CAATGAGCAGGTCACCAGATTCAGTGGTTAAGAACTCGCGATCCTGTGTTTGTAGTGCGGAGAACAGAATTTGTTCAACTTCACCTGTATCAAACTGACTCTGTTCGGCTAGAATGGGTCTACCATCTTGATGAGTGATAAAATCTAGTCCCTGAGTTAACAGAAAATCAGCGTCTACGTCAAGATTGAATACTCGACGAATTGCAGTGATTGATAAACCTAAACGAAGACGCGTTGTACCCATTAATTACGCTCGCTTAAATATAAAACTCCATTAGTTGTTGCTCCAATTACCAGCACACGTCTAAAATTATTTCGTGCTTCAGTCTCTGGTCCTAGTGAAATATCATAGGGAATTTGAGCGGGTAAAAAGTGCGAGTTTGTTTGATTAGCTGTATCTCCAGCATTGCCTGTTTCGATAAATGCGTCCACAGTGCTGTATAAAGTTACTACACGTACAGAATCTGAGATCTCCGCTGAAGTGTTTGAAGTAGCGGAGGTAAAGGGTACAATCTGTCCTCTACCTTGTTTAAAACCTAATACGGGAATTGGATCATTACCATCATCTCTTGGTTGTTTTGACATCTTCTCTCCTTGCGCGGGCCTGCGGCCAGCCTCATCCTAACTTTGCGCGAAGCGCTTGCGATTTTTTTTGTCTCTCGGCCCAGCTCATGCGATTGATTTCGTTATCCACATGCTGTTTGATATATTCCTCAATCCACCCATCGTCACTTGGTGGAGCGCAGTCCCAATCCTCAGTCGGATCATTGATATAATCACCAGTACCTGTCATATCTTGTGAATAACGAAGGTATCGTCTCCATAGTGCCCCACCCGTCATTCCATCAAATCCCGCATAAGCTTGTCATAGTTGTTGATCTGCACTGCGACAGCTGGACCTTGTGTTTTAGGCTTGAGATCTTTTTCCACTTCTTGTAGATGCTTCATCCAGTCTAAGAGGTCCTTCTTCGAGTAGATGCCTGTTTCTACTGCCTCTTGTATCTTTTGGTCTATCACCTGGTTGATGAGGTTGATGCGCTTGATACGATTGAGATATCCTTGCGTGGCGAAGACTGAATCTATATAGTTCTTCACCTCCTTCTTTTCAATCACTGCTGTCACACGGTCTTCTGTGATTCCATACTCATCAGCAATCTCCACTACGCCTTTACCGGATAAGTAATCGTTAGCGAGCGCAAGCACTACCGGGTCAAGAGGCGGAGCCTCTAAGCTGCGGTTTAGCGCATCAACAGATGTTGTCACCACATTATTTCCAGTTTTTGTCATGTTGTTATCTCCACATCATAAGTTATGTTAATATCTAAGTCACCTACTCCATACGGGTGCATGAGTCCCTCATCAGTACGAACTGAAGCTACTAGAGCCGATTCTACGAATAGATCTCGATTCTCCGCAGCAAAGGTCTCCACCTGCGTTTCCACATCACGGACTAGCTGTTCCACCTCTGCCATTGCTCCATCACCGTTGAACACATATGCACGAAGAGAAATGATAATCAATGCTAATTTACGTGCATCACCACGATGAAGTCGCTGTTCTGATCGTGCCACAAAAGTAATCGCTGGATAGTCGTTTAGTTCGTCAATCCAGCGATATGAAGAATATACGTTGTTAGAATCAACGGAGTTGATTTGCCCTAGATGCGTTTTAAGTGCGTCTAAAATATCTGTGCGTCTACTAGCCATGATTATTCCTCATATGTAATCTCCACGCCTACATCAGCTATACCATAAGGAGAAAAGAGTCCTTCATCAGTCGAAATCTCCATTACTTGAGCTGAATGCACTGAAAGGTTTGCTGCGTTCTTAGCAAAAGACTCTACTACCGTTTCAATATCATGTGCAAGATTTTCAGAATCTTCAAGGGAATCATCATCACTCATTACATATGCTCTAATTGATTGTCTCATCGCACGAATAATTTGTCCATCACCAATCTCAACTAAATCTTCCTTGGGTGTTCCTCCAAGAGTGATAGTAGGAAAATCGTTGATATCGTCAAGATATTTGTATGGTCGATGTACGGCACTCACATTAGTGAGGAAGCCGTTGCTAGTGCTAATAGTCGAGAGTCTATCTGCGAGATAGTTTATGATTTCTGTACGTCGGGCCATGCACGTTCAATCACTTCCTCAATTGATTTACATTCGGAAACAATTTTAAGATATGTCATTGATTTAACATCTTGAAAATTATACCAACGCAAGCAGTAGTAACAAACTTGCCAATCTGAGACTTCTAAGAAATTATCTGTGAACCATTCTTTAACAATAGTAGCTTTCGGTAGAACAGCTTCTAAAACTTCATTATAATCTGTTTGTTGTGGTGCGTGACTAGGATGTAAGGGAGAAGAAATATCTAAACACTGATATCCTCTTTCATCAATTGGAATACCTTTTTCATCATAGCCTACTGGAACTAAACCACTCCAATAAAAATTACCTGAATCGTCGTCATCAGGATGTGTTGTATTATAGACCAAAGGTCCGTATTTGTATTTTTCCATTTTTTCCTCATAAAAAATTTTAAGATTCGCTGAAACCTACGAATTAGAAATTAAGTCTATAATACTACTCCCTTTAAGGGATGTCAAGAACTGACCTCTTTTTTCGAAAATTCCCTGGTCGAGGCTCTGTGGAGGTAAGTAAGTCGGCGGCACAACATATAGTCTTTATAACCGCCCTACTACTACATATAGCTGTCAAACGTTTGACACAATAAAATGCATTTTTTTATGGCCTACCCCTTGACTTTGACCCATTGAAACACTATATTCTATATATAAGGTTAATAAGGAGATACCAAATGATTACCAAGATTGTTCTCGCAGTTTTCTTAGCTAATGCAGGTGGCACTGCCGCTGACGTTATCCAGTTTGATAAGGAAATGGAATCAATGGCCGCTTGCGAACGTGCGGTTGAAATGGTTATGGAAACTTATTCTTCACGCTATGATCGCATCCAAGCATCATGCTTCAAATATGATTTAACGGAGGCTTAAGACTATGTTTATTAATCACCGCCAAGGCGCACTTAAAATGATGATTATCTTTATTGCTTTGACTATTGTTGGCATCATTCTATCACTCATGAGCGGCTATAGCTTAACTGTTATCCCTCATCAAGAATTTGGGTTTTGGATTATGCTAGGCGTTTTCTTTGTTGGCGTGTTCACTGTTACATGGTCAACACTAGGCGCAATCTTCAAATACATTGACTATAGGAGTTACTAGGATGAAACAGTTTTGGAGAAATATTAAGGACAACAAGATAGGCGCAATCATCACGGGTTCTATCACTTGTTGGTTTACCATCGTGGCAACACAACTAATCATGCGAGGATTTTAATTATGGATTTTGATTTAGACGCAATCGAAAAAGAAATGGATGCTATGACTCAGGAAATGACCACTGAGGAAATAGCGGCAATGGAAAAAGAAATTGCCGATGGCTTAGGCCAATCGTTTGACGAGATCTTCGGGGCATAGACCCCGATTTTCTTTTTAAAAACAACGACTTACGGCGAATCGGCGCCGGCCAGCCAGGAAAATCCAATGATTACAACGACTTAGCACACGTAATGCAAGCCGGGGGCCGCCCCTAAGTCATTGATTTTATTCAATAAATTAATTCAAAAAAAATTCTAACCTATTGAAATGATTGGATATTATTTTCATTTTTTTTCTCTCTGCCCCTTGACTTTTAGGGTCAGAATGCTTATATATAATATATAGAAAGAAACAATAAAGGAATGAAAGAATGACTATCAAAAATATCACAATCTTCGACTTAGACGGAACCATCATCGATAGCTCGCATCGTCAAGCTACACTTCCAGATGGCACATTAAATCTGCCAGCTTGGATTGAAAATTCCACACCTGAAAAGATTTTTGGTGATAAGGTCTTACCTTTAGCAACTCAAGTTCGTAGACGTCAAAAAGCTGGCGACTATGTGATGGTTTGCACAGCTAGACAGATGTCAGATGCAGATTTTGAATTTCTGCAAGATGTTGGCATCTGCCCTCACAAGATTATTTCAAGACCAGATGGCAATCAAACGCCAGATGGTGAGTTAAAAGCGAAACAGCTTAAATAGTTTTTATCACTCAAGCAGTTTGCCAAGGCAAACA